CTCAAGTAGAACTCAAAGCCATAATATATCAGAAAATGGTCGCAAGGACCGTTCTTGGTATATTCCCCTAAATTTTTGGAGACATTTAGACAATTATCTAACAACCCAAGCAGTCCCAAATGCATACTTGAGGTCTCTATCTCCTGGTCACTTGAAAACAATATTTCTATTGCTATCGGACCTTACGTTTTCTTGTGATCGTGAATACTCACGAAGATCAAGGGTAGTCTTAACCCGAGATCGAAAAACCAGTACTGGTCCAAAAAACTGTAAGACAACTCCTACGAGTTTCTGGAACACCAGATACAGTACCAGTAGCCGATTGGGAAGTCTATTCAAATCCATAGGAATAGACATCGGCCTGAACCAATTAGAGCTGGATAAAATTCCGAAAAGTGTAAAAGATTATGTTAAACGATCTTTTAGAGTCTTTATAATCTATTTCTCAATAATAGATAACAAACGGAATAAAATCCTGAATACTTCTATACCACGATTCTTCAATCTCGTCGTCTCCGCGATTCCTAAATCAATAGGACCTATGGAAGACATAAAATGGATTAGAGAATTTGGCTCCGGTATAAAGGCATTCGGCGAATCTATGAATCTCCTGTGTAGGAAACTTCAGCCATTGAAGACACTACATGAACGTATGGTCACCCATACCAGGCATAGATTATTGATGTCAACTATAAATCGAGCCTTCCCTCGTCCTCCGAAGACGTCACAACCCATAGAGGAGTTACTAGACCGTGTTGGTCAAAGATGTAACTTCGAAGAGTTGGAGAGCGTTGAGAAGGATAAGACTAGATTTAAGGCTTATATGGACTATAGGAAAGGGAGAACCGATTACAGAGATTTACGTGAAATCGATCCTTTAGCCCACGACCTAGATCAACATTTAAGCAAGCTATTTGACACAATACCACCCCGTGCAATCGACTACATCAAAAAGAAAACAAAACCGAACTTTAACCTATCAGGATGTATCGAAGTTCCTCGAACCAAGGGTGGCGCATATGAATATTACAGAAGGAAAGTAAGAGATGAATTTCCGGATGAAAATTGTGAACAACCAGATTTAAAAACATGGTGGAATATCGTTGAAAAAGATTTAATCAATTCCAACGATTTCGAAACTATGTTGGTACCTGAAGTAATCCCGGAACGTGGTTGCAAATACCGCGTAGTAACTAAAACAAACGCTCGCACAACGTCTGGATTATCCAGAGCTAACAATATGTGCATTAAGTTACTAAAACTCATCCCCGGCATAAGAGAAGGATTTTACCTTAGATCAGATTCAAAATCAACACAGGAGATAGGTTCTAAACTCTTGTGGGATAGGATCTTCGGTCCAGATACCTCCGGCACCTTCAATTACGAATCAGACTGTAAAGACTCAACAGATTATATCGATCCAGTATACGCTCGTATTGTCATTGATCGCCTGTCAACGTTGTTAGAATTCACAACAACTGAACGTGCCTTAGCAAAATCATCTATTGACACGGCAGGTAAACGCTACATTCGAATAAAATCCCCGACCTACAAGGACTATACCTATCGTACTGTCCTTAGATCTGAAAAGGAAAATGAGATATTCGATAGTGACAACTGGAATGATATGTGGACAAAAGACAATCTATCAAGATGTGATCTTATATCTTTAGATGAAATGCAATACTCGGTCGTAGAAAAAGAACGTATCCTATATAATCCTCTAGAGTGGTTAACGGTGGAACAGCTCTATGATGATAAAGGAGAATTCATTTACTATGATGGAGAACCTGCAGTTCTAACCAAGGATAATCTAAGATCAACATCTATGATTGTTTCCGAGTTAACTGAAAAACTTCGAAAACAAAAGATTATACCTTTTCGAGAATTCTTTGTAGAAGAAAATGGTACTAAAATATTAGTGTCAGATTTCGCTGTGAGACGCGGTACACAAATGGGTTTGAGATTATCTTTCGCAATACTATGCTTCCTGCATAGCTTTGCTGTGAGACGAACTCCTACCAGTTGTGTTTTTGGAGACGATTTAGCCTCCAAAATGTCAGCACCTGAAATCGCAGCCTACGAAACAGACATGGGACTATTAGGTTTCCTCTTAAATAAGAAGAAATCTTACCAATCCCATGGAGAACTAATCTGCTTCTGCGGCACTTGGTATGAAAAGAAACGTCCAAGAAAAATGAAACGCTTCCCAGATATTAAGACACTTATTGAACCCAAGGTAGAATCGGAATCAGACCCAATAATGAGAATGAAAGAAACAGTAAACCTTGCCTATAATGACGCTAGAGGTTCAGAACGTAAACAGATATCAAAAATCGTACCATTTTTATTTAAAAAAGAAATAAGTATAGTCAAAAAATTACTCCCGTGCAACGTGGCAGAGGAGTATGGGGGGTTTGGATTAAAGCCATACGGATTACAAGGCTCGATATTAACACGTCACCTAATGACGTACTATCGAACCCACAGTCCTAAGGAAAATCTAAAACTTGTTAGCTACATTAGATCTAACTGGGCTACTTCTTGCCAACCTCGTGATATAAGAGATATCATGAGCTCCATACGCCAACATGTTGAACTAAAGTCGACAGAGGAATCATCAAAAGTCATCCGTGATGATAGAACTAGTCTGCCGAAAGAGGTTTCCAATAAACCGGCAACAGATGTGATTGACGAATTGACTTCAAAAATCACGACTGATGTCCAATATTGGACACATGATAACAGATCCAAACTTATTACTGAGCGCTATAGATTCCATGACATTGTAAAAAAAGTTCATAATGCTCTTGGTCACTTTCTTTTCGATGAGTTCATCATAACTGGCTACTCTAAAAATAGAATATCTAGAAAATTCTATGTCAATGAGTACCAGCGACGACGAGTCACGTTAAAGAGAGTCCCCAAGAAACCAATCATTACGACACTTTACGTCGAAAAAGAAGTTGCGCTACAATATGAATACCTACAAAGACTGACAGTTAGTCAGATATTCTACGTAATGAAACATGATAGTGATTTTCGCATGATACAAAATAGTAAACTGTACCATGACATCCTAAAATCCTTAAATGAAGGAGAAATCATTCAAGCAGAGCAACTACTTGAAGCACCTGTTGACAATGTAATCATAACAGTCAATGTGCCAGATCATATATACTACGGAAAAACAATTCAAATAAGGAATCCACCTCCTAAGATTATTCCTAAAATGACGTCAGAGTATCAATTCCCAACTCTTTCTTCTGTAACTCCGGTTCCAGAGGTTAAAGTTTGGTTTCCTTTAACGTCGGACCTAGAGAAGAAGCCTAGAGTGGTGGTCGAGACACCTCCTTCATTTGAAGTTAAATACACAAAGGTAAAGGATATTCTTGGACCTCGTGAGCCAATCAAAAAAACATCCTCATGGTCGGAAATAACTGATGATTCAGATCTAGATAGAATCAATAAGTTACTCCCGATATGGGAAACCCTAAAGGCTGTCGAAGGTTTTAAGTATACTCGATTAGATAGGACTATGTCTCATCTACTCGATATGTACTCAGAACCCGAAGCTGTCGTTAGGCGTTATTTAGGATTGTCTGACTAAGTTACAAGTTATCCTTCTC